GTACGGTATCGCGGCCCTAGACCCCGTCCGAATCTTCAGTAAGGCGCCCCCGCACGAACAGCTCCTCGTCCGACTCGACGACAAAATCTCGCGGCTTAGAAGCGGCCAGCTCGACGACGACGAGGACGTGATCCAAGACCTCCTCGGTTACCTCATCCTGCTGCGCATCGCTCGGCGGCTCAACGCGGCGCAGGTCGCCGCTCAGCTCGACGAGTCGCTGGCGGGACCGGCGGGGAAGCCGTGAGCGCGAACCTGCCCGTCGTCGGCGTCGGCTCGACCGTCTGGATCTTCGACGAGAACCGCCGCGTGTACGCGAAGGGAGAGATGATGGCGGGGAAGCTGTGGCCGTCCGGGCCGCCTATCTGGCGCGAGCACTGGCGGCCGGTGACGATCACGGGCGAGACGCGAGTGTCGTGGCTCCTTGAGGGCTACTACGGGCGCAAGATCAGCAAGCGCGACCTCGCCGCCGGCACGGTGCGCGGCGTGCTCACGAGCGAGGCAGACCTCGACGCCGCCTGCTACGTGCACGAGCACGCCAGCAAGATCGGTGATCGTGTAGGGCGCATCTCAGGTGGTCAGAAGGCTGCGGAGGCGCTTCGGCAGATCGCCGCGCTGGTCGGGTACGACGACGGGGGGTGGCCTTGAGCGCGCAGCCCTTGAACGACGACGAGGTGCGCCTCCTGACGCTCTGGGAGACGGACTCGGAGATCCCGGCCTTCCGTGCCGGCTGGATCTACCGTCGAGACCACGGGCCTTTGACGCCTGCGCCCGGAGCACGCGCCTTCTTGGCCGATGGGCTCATCACCCTCGACCCCGCCGGCCAGAACGAGCGAGTCGCGTGGGAGCGCGGCTGGCTCGCCGCCGACGCGGTCTACAACCTTCTCGTGCAGGAAGAGGGCGCCGCGCCGCACCAGAAGTCGGAGAAGCTGGTTCCGCTGGGGCCGGGTTTCGATCCGCTGTGCCCTTCATGCGGTGCTCGTGGTCTTGTTTGGCGCCTCCGCAGCGTCGATGGGGCTCCGGTGGGGAGTTGCTGCGATTGCGATGATGGGATCGCGGGCTCGCCGGACGACGTCGCGTTGATCCGTTGGGTCGAATCTCGCGCTGCGCTCTTCGTGAGGCTGGAGAGCGCGTTGCGTCGGAACGGTGAGCTGGAAGACTTGGTGTGCAGCGCCGCCCCGCTGACGTGGGCTCACGGGGGCGTGGAAGAGGCTCACGAGTGGGAGAAGCGCGCCGCCGCTCTCGTGACCAAGAGGCAACCATGAGTGGCTTCCGCGTCTTCCAGCTCGACGACTCGCTGCTCTGGGCGATCACGGCGGGCTACTTCTCCCAGAAGTTGAACCAAGCGGTGCGAAGCGTGCCTGGCGTGCGCTGGGACGGGAAGCTCCGCGTGCACTGCGGCTACCCGGATGCGATCGAGCAGGTCGTCGCGAGGCTCCGCGAGATGGGGCTTCGATCCGACGACCCCCCTGAGAACAAGCGGAAGTGGAAGCACCTCCTCCCCGTCTCGTACGAGGGCGTGCGCGAGTACCAGAAGGAGGGGATCGACTTCCTCGTGGCGCTCGCGGGCTCGGGGGCGCTGCTCGCGGACGATATGGGCGTTGGAAAGTCGATCCAGGCCGTCAAGGCGGCACGCGCTCTCCGCCGCAAGACCGTCATCGTGTGCCCTGCGCACGTCCGGGGCGTGTGGGAGCGCCCTGCCGCGCCCAAGCTGGGCGACAAGGGCGGCGAGCTCGCCAAGTGGTGGCCGCAGGCTGGCGTCTTCAAGCCCTACGGCGTGAAGCCGTCGAAGATCCCAGATGGTGTCGACGTGGTCGTCGTCCACTACGACATCGTGCACGCCTGGGTCGAGGCCCTGCTCGCCTGGGCGGACGGTGACTTGACCGTTGTCTTCGACGAGGCGCACGTTCTCTTGAACGCCACGAGCCGACGGTCGAAGGCGTGCCACGCGCTCGCCGCAGCAGCTCGCGGACGGATCGCGCTGACCGGCACCCCGCCGACGGATCGGACCCGAGACCTTTACAACATCGTCGAGACGATCAGCCCAGGGCGGTTCGGGGAGTTCTTCCCGTTCGGGATCCGCTACTGCGACGCCCACAAGGTCGACGTGCCCGGCCCCGAGAACACGACCAAGGCCGTGTGGGACTTTTCGGGGAAGTCGAACTTGAAAGAGCTACGCCAGCGCCTCGACTGGTTCTGCCTCCGCCGCACCAAGCGCGAGGTGCTCAAGGAACTCCCCGCCCTCCAGCGCCAGATCATCGACGTCGAGGTCCCGGCGCAGAACCGTGTCAGCGTGACCGCGCGGATCGTCGGGGACAAGCGGCGCATGCGGGCGGCGCTCGACAGCGCAGCCGACGGCAAGTTCAAGAGCGTGCTCGCGCTCGTGCGCGAGCATCTCGAGGCCGGTATGCGGGTCGTCGTCGGGACCTACCGCCGAGCCGTCTGCGAGCGGATCGCCACTGTGCTCGCGGAGACGGCCCCGACCAAGTTCGTGCACGGCGGGGTTCCGATCACCCGGCGGCAGAAGATCATCGACGAACTCAAGCGCGTCGATGGGCCGTGCTGCCTTGTGGCGAACATCGACTGCGCCTCGACGGGCATCGACCTCACCTTCGCGGGGGTGGTCGTCATGGGCGAACTCGTCTGGGAGCCGCGCGACCTCGTCCAGTTCGAGGCGCGCGTGCACCGGTTCGGGGCTTCGACCTCCGAGCCCGTGATCGTCCAGTACGTCATCGCGCGTGGCACCGGGGACGAACTCATCCTCCAGGCGGTGCTCAACAAGCTGGACAACTTCTTGGATCTGGTCGAGACCGACGCGGGCGACGGGCTCAAGGAGTCGCTCAAGGGCAAGGACGACGGCCTCGCGCGTCTCGCGACGGCGCTGAAGAAGATGGGCGGGAGCAAGACATGACTGCGATTCGACCGTGTCCGTTCTGCGGCGGGGAAGCTGCTGTCTCCGGCATGGCTCAAGACGGTATGGCTTGCGCTGTGATCTGTCGTTCGTGCGCGTGCGAAGGGCCTCCAGTGCTTGGCGACGAGCGCCACACGCCCGAGGGAGAGGCGCGTGCCGTGGCGCGCTGGAACGGTCGTGACGGGGCCCGAGAACAAGAGCTGCTCGAAGCGAACACGCGGCTCGTCGAGGAGCGTCGCAGCGTCGATCTGCACGCGATGGTGCGGCAGTTCCACCGCGCGGGCGGCTACCCCGTCAGGCATAGCCCGCAGATCCCCGCCGACGACGAACTCCGCTTCCGCTTCCGGCTCATCGCCGAGGAGTTCTTCGAGCAGTTCGACGCCTGCTTCCAGGGGGCGCTCCAGCGTCAGCTCGTCGCTGACGCGAAGGACAAGATCCGCCAGGTGATCGACATCGGGCCGGTCGGCACCGTCGATCTCGCAGCCCTCGTCGATGCTTGGGCCGATCTCAAGTACGTGATCGTCGGGAGCGAGGTCACCTTCGGCGTGGACGGCAACGCTGTGTTCCGCGTCGTCCACGCGGCCAATCTCAGAAAACACGGCGAAGGCGCCGGTAAAGACGAGCACGGCAAAACGATAAAACCGGCGGGGTGGCAGCCGCCGGACATCGCCGCTGAACTCGAACGCCAACGGCGTGAGGAGGCTCGAAGAACATGATGCGGAAGATCCCGTGGGCGCCGGGCTACTTCGTGACGCCGAACGGCGATGTGTTTTCGGCCCCGAAACGTACCAGATCGGGACTGCGCAAACTGAAGCCAGGGGCCCATCCGGGCGGGTACTGGCGATTCAAGCTCGTCGTGGCCGGGGGGGCACGCAGTGTTTTCGCGCACCGGCTCGTCGCGGAAGCCTATCTTCCGAACCCGAAGAAGAGATTGATCGTTCGGCATCTCGATGGAGATCCGCGTAACAACGCGGTCTCGAACTTGGCGTGGTCTACGCAACGCGAGAACATTCACGATAAGTGGCGGCATGGAACGATGGCGACAGGGGATCGCAACGGCCGCAGGACGCACCCCGAATTGATCATGCGCGGTTCGCAGAGTCCGAGCGCCAAGTTGAATGAGCGGCAAGTGCGGGCGCTCAGGTCGCGATCGGCTGCCGGCGAGACGTACGCCGCCTTGGGCCGCGAGTTCGGAGTTGCCAAGTCAACCGTCTTCGCCGCAGTGCGTGGGCCTAACTGGCGCCACTTAGAGCCCGGGCGTCGAGAAGGAGCGGGGCGAGCATGATGCCCCGCAGCAGCACACGCGCTCCCATCAAGATTCGTGGCGCCCCGGAGATCGTCGAGGCCGTCGAGAAGGCCCAGGGCGTCGCCTCGCCCTCCGACGCGCTGCTGCTCTGTCAGACGTGGCGCGCTCTCGTCGCAACGAATCGGGCCCAGAAGGATGTCATCGCGAAGCTCGGCGCAGACCTCAAGGCTGCGTGGAAGGTGAATACCAGATGAAGAAGAAAACCAAGCGGCCGAAGGCGCGAGCCTTCAAGCCGTTCGTGGCCCGGCTCGACGAGATCGGGCTCCACGCCGAGGTCGAGACGCGCACGCTCGTGCACCACGTCTCGCTTCGCGAGCTCTACGAAGGCCCCGACGGCGCACCGTCGATCACTGCGGCTCGCCGCGCCGTCTACCTGTGGCTCATGGAGACGGGCAAGGGGCTCAACGAGGTGGCGCGGCTCTTCGACCGGGCACCGAGCGGGATCTCGAAGATGACAAGCAGAGACGGGTGATGGCGCGTGCTGAGAGGTGGCTTCCTGTGATCGATTTCGTCGGGTACGAGGTCAGCGATCTCGGTCGTGTACGCTCGTGGAGGTGTCCTGGCAAGAGCAGCGACGTGCGGCGTAGGCGCCCGCTCATCCGAAAGCTGATCCTTAATCTGCACAAAGGCGGTTACTTCCAAGTGACGCTTCGCCTCGCATGCGGGTGGGCGTTGAAGCTCAAGCAAGTGCATGTGCTGGTGCTCGAAGCGTTCGTCGGGCCTAGACCGAAAGGGTACGAGACGCGCCACCTCAACGGCGACGCGACCGACAACAGACTGCGCAATCTCGCTTGGGGCGACAGAGCCGATCAAGCGAAAGATCAGCGGCGGCACGGAACGGCGGGCAGGCGTCTGACTCTCGTCCAAGCCAAGGAGATCCGCCGACGCTCAAGAGCAGGGGCGACGGACGGCGATCTGGCGTTGGAGTTCAATGTGGGTTTCTCGACGATCGTGCGGATCAGAAGAGGACAGATGTGGCGTCCTAAAGCGAGGGGGTCTTGAGTGCCGTCTTCTACAACGAGAACGAGCCGTACGCCGCCGAGTGGCTCAGGTGCCTCGCCTCGAAGCGCCGCATCGCTCCAGGGAACGTCGATGACCGCAGCATCGTCAAGCTCAAGCCGGAAGACCTCCAAGGCTACCGCCAAGCGCACTTCTTCGCAGGACTCGGCGTCTGGTCGTACGCGCTCCGACTCGCAGGATGGCCGGACGATCTTGAGTGCTGGACCGGCTCCTGCCCCTGCCAGCCGTGGTCGCAAGCAGGTCACGGGCGAGGCTTCGACGACGAGCGCCACATCTGGCCCGCGTGGTTCAAGCTCATCGAGGAGTGCCGTCCTCCAGTCGTCTTTGGAGAGCAGGTTGCGAGCCCTGACGGCCTCAAGTGGTTCGACGCTGTTCACGCTGACCTGGAAGGAGCGGGTTACGCCGTCGGGGCTGCGGATCTGTGCGCTGCGGGGGTCGGCGCGCCGCACCTCAGACAGCGTCTCTTCTTCGTGGCC